ATGGATTACAGGGAGTATCTACACCGTCGACGGCGGATTGCTTGCGTAAGAAAAAAATTGTCCGCTGTTCAAAATTGTGATACAAGTGAATTACAGATAAATGAAAATACTTATACCATATAAACCTAAGGCTACTGGTATAAGTATTTTCCTTTGTATGTAATTTTACTATGGAAACTCTACATATAAGCACTTATAAGCACCTACAAAATGAAGTTAGTTCCTACACTATTTGCTGCTTGTGCATCCATTTCAGGCATCCAATGGGCATAGAGATCAAGCGTGATCTTTATAGAAGCATGGCCCAACCTCTTAGACACTTCTTTTGGGTTGATACCTTTCAAAAGGAGCTGAGTTGCATGATAATGCCTGAAGCAGTGAAAAGTGAAATGCTCTGGTAAATAATCACAGCCTTTAAGAAACCGATAGATACGTCTGATCGCTGTCTCGTATTTGACTTGCACCCCGTTTTGTCTCCATAGCTTTGTTGAGACAGGGGAGAGAGGAATGTTGTTTAACACCTCCATAAGTATATCAGGCTGCACATAAATAATTCGTCTTGATGTTGCTGTCTTTAAAGGACTACCACTCCCGAAGCGCGTAAGTTGAGAGTGAACACTTATCGTATACCTTTCAAGATCAATGTCCTTTTTATCAAGATCAAGAAGCTCACCTATACGCATCCCTGTGGCAACTGCAAGTAAAAAGAGGGGATAGAGCTGAATGACATCCTTGTTTGTCTTTTTATCATACTCATGGGCTTCATTTAAGAGCTGCTTCAGTTGATCTTCTGAAGGCAGTGTTAAGGTATCTACACGTCTAACAGGCAACTGTCTCTTCTTCGTATGTTTAAGAGGAGACACATTGAGTAGACCTCTGGCTACTGCAAAATTCATAACGGCTGCTAGTTTATCTTTTAGCGCCCTTATGGTGCTTGGATTCATCTTAGTGCCATCCCGCTTTGTTATTTTGTCAATGACGAAATCTATTAGTTCGGGAGTGATCTTGTCTATCCGATACTGATAGAGGGGCTCAAACAATGCCTTTATAGCAAAGTTATAGTTTAGACGTGTACCTTCTGTAAGTGTATCTTCTTTAGTGTTTAAGAAGATGTCGACTACTTCTTTAAAATATAATTTGTCTGTATGTGTAGAAAGGCCTGCTTGCACTCGAAGTTCGGCAACACGTCGCATCAACTCTGTCTTTGTCCTTGCGGTGACTGATCGCCGCTTCTGTTTACCATCAGCCCCCACACCGAGAGTTATAGTCATTTTGAGGCTACCGTTAGGCATCTTAGTGATCGAGCCTTCCCCTTTTGGTCTCCGTTTACCAGACATGATACATTCCCCATTTCAGAGTTGAAAATTTGAAAATAAATTCGTGCCCATATATGGATTGGTGGCGAGCCGGCTGTCCCCCGTGTGGGCCTGCGCACCCGGGCATCCCACAGGCGCGCGCGTCAATGAAGGTCACCCGCCGGCAGCTCCGGGCTGCCCTATGCCAACCCTACGATAACACGTGCACACGCATAGGCGCACGTTAATGAATCCGGAGATCACGCCGGGTTGCCTGAAGCAATCCTATCACGATTACTATAACGCTTGTATCTCTAGGCGTCAATAGGTGCGCGGGTGCTTATGTTAAGCGCTATCTTGTTGTGTCTTGAAAAATAATTGTTGTCTGAAGGATTGGATAGGGCAGGAGTTAAAAAATTTGCTTTAGTGTACTAAAGGATATTACAAATTATAGGGTTAAATACAGAACATGCGTTTTCGCAATAAAACATAGTGGTTTAGTATGCTTTAGAAAAATCTATCTGTGTAAGACATATAAAACATACTAGATTGCTATGCTTTAGGGAGACAAAAGGTTACATAACATCCGGCAACCTACACGCAACCTTAAAGCACCTCTAAAACGCCCAAAAATACCTCTAAAACGGCTTAAAATACTCATCGCATATAAATCCCTACCAAACGCACAAAAAGACAGTCTTAAAACAGCTGTGAGAGGGGGAGACAGAAACATATAAGAATGAGACTGTACACGTATAGATAACTTGTGATATACTAAAAATGTCTTAAAGATGACTAAAGGAGACTATAAACCAATGAGAATAATGATCTATATTGTGGATGTTATTATATTACTAGCGATCTTATTTGGCAGTCTTATGATAGCTGCCTTATTAGCTGATCTGATAGCACCACAACTACTTAATGCACCTACGGGAAGTTATAGTAGCGCTTACCGTGTCTTAGCTATCTTTTGGTTTGCGGGGGCGTGGACGATCACTAAAATATGTCATAACCGCATAAAAGAACACCTTGAAGAGTATAGTATAAAAGAAGCATCAATAAGTATATTACAACTGTTTGTAGTTGGATTTATGACGCTTTTTGGTATCATACGCATTATCATAAATATACTATTTCCGATTGCGGTTATATACATAGCGTATCATTTTTGGATGCACTAAGATAATACAAAATAGCCCTACATGTTGCAACGATCTATAAGCTGCAACATGTAGGGATTTTTTTGTCTTTATTTTTTGTCTTTTCGGGGGAAAGCTACGACTTCTTTTTTGCCATTCTGATCTAAATAGTTCTGCATTAATCTTTTAATAACTTTAGACGGTGTTTGATCTTTTTCTTCACAGAGTGTAAAGAAGGCCTGTTTTAATTCTTTGTCTATCCGCATTGACAACCGTATTTCTTTTTCCATTTTCTCACCTCCAATTTTTTTTTCAAAACCCGTGAACCCTTGGGAACACTACGATAACAGTATATCACACAGGGCTTTTTTGTGTCAATGTGAAAAATTTTCAAAAACAAGGGTTGACACGTGTACACGATTTGTGCTATCCTTTGGACAACGGGAACACAGGGGCACACAACCCCGCAAAGTGAACCCAAAAAATTTTAACCATGTGTGTGTACACGAGTACACCCGAAAGGAGAATGCAACCATGATGAAGGCACTTGAAGTACTTGTAAGAGCAGAAGTAAATAAGACCGTTGGGAATCACACGGTACAGAAATGCTCTAATCGGACATCTTTCGTATCCGGAAGCGATCGGAATGGCTACGACATATGGAGAGAAGCAATAGGCTTCAATCGTGATTTTCAGTATCACGGAAACACGATCTGCCTTGTGGATGATGTTAACCACCGCATCATCCTAACGCATGCGGGTTGGTACACACGCAGTACATCCCGCGCACTGAACGATTACCGAAACTATTTCGTCGAGGGTCTAGGCTATCAGATCGTAGAGGCTCACTGATAAGGGACGCTAGGAACGGGGCGGTCATAGGGCCGCCCTGATAGAAAAGGAGAAGATCGACATGAAGCACGACACCATCACCATCACCCGCGCTGAATATGCGCACCTTAACAAGGCCGCGAATGCAGCCGTGGAACATGCGCTGGACCTTCTCAAGGCGCAGCGTATGATCGAGGACCTGGAATATCAGGTTGCCGATCTGAAGGAAGCCCTGCAGGAGGTAAAGATAAAGATGCGGGCCGCTGAATCCAGTGTCTCCGTTTTCAAAGAGCGCTGTGAAAAAGCAGAAGAAGCGCGGAATGACCTTCGAGTACGCGTGACTGATCTTGAAACCAAGTACATAAGGGAGCGGGGGCACCGAAAAGCAAGCCTTAAATGGATCGCCGGACTTGTAGGGGCGGCCTACACGTTAGCCGGCCGCACCGGAGCGGGAGAAGAAACCCTAGAGGAGTTAGAGGACCTCCGGGACATTGTAACGGAGACAGTCGAGCACATGCTTAAAAAGGAGGACTGAACATCATGGAGACCGTAACACGCACAATTCGCGGAATCAAATGCCGGTACAGCCACACAAGCCTTAAACAGGGCTATGTTAGCCGGGTGACACCCAACCCGGAACATCCCTCCTCTAAAGGCTACTACGAACCCTACTCCGGACGCTTCGGGGAAGGCTTCGCGGAACTAGAACCTAACTGGAATAGCACATGGTACTGTTACATATCCTACTGGATAGCACTCTAAGCCGATCAATCAACCTAGCGGAGACGGGGACACCTCTATAATCTTGTGTCTCCTCTCCACAACATAAGGAGGAATAAAATCATGCGTACCATTACAGTTACCACCGAATACAACGGCTTTTGGCAGCTTCTGGAAAACTCATGGAGCGGTGCACGGGACGTCCTGAACCGCGTGTATGAAGAGGGCCGGGAAGAAGAAGCTATGCAGCACATAGCAGAGTTCTGCGACATGGTACAGGATAGCACCGGCGCACCGCCAACAGATACCGAAGTCAATGATTTTATCTGGTTTGAGCTTTGCGAATCGTACATGACTGACTTGTACGACGATGAAGCAGCAGAAGAAGAGAAGGATTAAGTTACCGCACCGGCACCAATGCAAGGAGGATTCAGCTCTATTTGTCTCCTCCTTGTGCAAAAACCGGTGTCCATCGCACTGATGCGCAATTTGTAGCGATCGGCCGGATAGAGTAGATTTTAGAACAGACATATCAAAAAGGAGAAATGCAACCATGAAAAATCTCAACTACCTTGAAAAAGACGTACTCGAAATGATGATTGACAATCTCGACAACATGGAGGGCCGGGATGGTTACATTTCTGATCTTGCGTTTGAACTCTTCGAGAATGAGAACATCGACGGCACCATTACATATAACAGAATAAAAGCGCAGGAGTGGATAGGCGAACACTTTAGCGATCTAGGCGATGTAGTATCAAACATTCAAGATGAGTGGGGGGAGACACTAAATCCCTTCGGAGACCCAGAGGGCTTTCAAGTCCAAGTGGTTATCTTCCTTGCCAGTCGTCTTATAGACTGTTCCGACTTTGTCGCGCGACGTTATGAGGAGGAATGCGACGCAATCACCTACGACGAAGAAGTTATAAATCTTATCAAAAACGAATGGAAAAAGGCCTTATGGCTTTCATAGGCATGTGGAAGGAGGAAAATTATGAAAATCTCAGAGTACATCCTTGAATTGCTCACGAACGAGCATGAGGCAAACATGCTCGAAAACGAGCAGAACTTTTACGGCGCGGATGTGTGCCGTGAAGAATTTGACGCAGACTGGGAAGATTGGATTTGTAGCCTCTCTGATAACACGTGGGAGGTCGTGCGCCGTGTACGGTCGCAAGCCGTGCGCCTAATGCGTGGCGTTGGCTATGACCGCGCTATGGCAGAGGTCAGCCGTCTTGCTGTCAACGAGCAGGATATTTAAGAGGAGGGAGATTATTATGGCTAAGAAAATTGAAATGGTCAAGGCATGTGCGGAATCGTGCGTACTCTTGACTGTCAACTATGACGGTACGTCTACTATGGCACACCGTCCAACTAATGGGGCGGCTGTTGTGCAGGCGGTAGCAGGCGCCTGCAAGGAGTACCACACGCAAGGACTGATCACGATTGATCGGGGCGTATGGCGTACTGTCGCAGAGTTTGACGGCGCAGATATTTGGGTTGACCACGTTATCAGACACAAGGGACATTATCGCCGCCGTAACGCAGACAAGGCGCGCCGTTTCTGAGAGAGAGGAAGATTAAAATGAAAATCCAGACCAGTTTTAAAGCCGTCAAGTCCAATTCTTCTGAGCTGATCAGGGATGAATGGCAGGAGGCCCTTGACAAATAGGAGATAGCCGGAGGAGGAGGGGACGCAGCAGAACTTGTGTCTCCCTCTCTGTGAAAGGAGAAATGTATTATGTACACGCTCGAAGAACTCAAAGCCGCCGCTGATCGCCTTAGGACAACAGGTAATACATACCTAGGAAAGACTTTATATGAAGGGGAAGGCCGGAAGGTCGTAGTTCTGCAAGGTTTTCGTGGCAGCATGGACCGGGGGCTTGCCTACCTTGTGAAAGAAACGGTAGACGGGGAACGCCCTAGTCCATGCGCATCAATTTACTACCTAGACGGGCTTCAAACCGGCGCATCCGCAGACTTAGAGGATTACATACACAAGGTGCTGCCGGCGCAGGTGTCGCATTGGGTCAGCCAAAGAGAAGCCCGCGAACGCGAAGCCCGTGAAGCTGCACAAGAAGCCGAACGGCAACGCTTCCACGGATTCACGGACGGTATGTCACCAATGGGAAAAGGGAAAGTTGTCAAGATACTTAGCAAGCGGTACCGCTACGATGAAGGTATCATGACGCGTGCCGAACGCGTAGAAAGGATGGTTGCGGTAGGGGGGCACCTTTCCACAGGGATGAATTCGCGGGGGAATACAGAGTATCGCATTCACTATCAGAATGAGTGGTTCTACACAGTCACAAAGACGGAATACGAATACTTCCAGTACCTTAAATCCCACTAAAGATAAACAAGGGCCGGGGCGCTACGTTGCGCCCTAGGGCCGGCCAATCAGACAAGACAAAGGAGGAGATCACCATGACGGAGACAGTCACTATTACACGGGCTGAGTATGAATATTTAATCGCGGAGTTTAAGCGGTTAGATGCGTACGTGTTAGACGTGCTTAAAACCTATGACGAGCAGTGCGCGTATGTCAAGGAGTTAGAAGCAAGGATAGCCACCTTGCTGCAGGGTCAATCCCGATGCTGCCCCTAAAAAATTGTTAAAATAAATATAGAGTACGTTTTGATTAGGTGAAAGGAGGTGATAAGAACGTCTATATTTTATATGCCTTAATTAGAACGTACGTGCTTTTTTCTAGGTGGTACACAAGAAGATACCACAACAAGGAGGAACATGAAAATGTTGGATGAATACGAACAGTACAAAGAAACTTATGGTGACATGTACGACGCACAGCTCCTTTTGGAAGAGGAAGCAAAGCGGACAGCCGAAACACGTATGCAAGTCATTCTTGACGAAGTCCGAAAGAATGGTGCCGGACAAGGAAAGCTTGCCGGAAAATTTATCGCACACACATGGGAGACTAGCCGAAACAATATCCGAGCACTACTTAACGATGTACAATCCCCCAAAAAGACAACCCAAGGCGCATGGGTGCAGCCTATGCAGGAACTCCTTGACATCTACCGTCTTGAAGATGGTCTTTCAGGTGATCTTGAAAATCTCCTTGTACTTGTAGGGCATAGCACCGCGATAGATTGTGTCGTACTTGCACAGAAAGAGCAATTTAAGACCCTTTCAAACGTCGCTATTGAAATAGGGCGTTCCATCCGGCAGGAAGCCTCCGTAGAGAAGTTTTATCAATGGTCGAAAGAAACCAAAGATGTAAACCTTACACAACTCCGGCGCTCTATGGAAACAGGAATTGAAAAGCGTGTCCGTAGCTCCTATCGCATTGTTTATGCGGTCAATCGCATGCATAAACAAGGCTTTCCAGGGCTTAAATGGGACAAACAAACAGAATTAGCATTAGGCGCTAAAGTCCTCGAAATGCTGATCGCCGGAAGTGATTATTACACCATAACTAACAGGGTGATCGGTAGTAAAAAGATCAAATGCCTTGGAATGACAAAATGGTTTGAAGATGCTTGGCTCCAAAATGAAAGCCGGCTGATAGCAAATGCTATTAAATATGTCCCGACAATCATTCCACCAAAGCGATGGACCTCTCCGCAAAGCGGCGGTTATTATGGAGCGTCAACCCTTGGTGTAAGGCTTATACGTATGGAAGGGAATGCAAGTAGTCCAACGATTCATAACTATATTCGAAAGTTGGACGCAGTCAATCTTGACAAAATATATAGTGTTCTCAACGCCCTCCAAGAAACCGCCTTTGTTATCAACAAAGACATCCTGCGCGTCCTGAAAGATATATATGCAAGTGGGGGAGAGCTCGGAGGCGTCCCACGTACAGAACCAATCCCGAACCTTCCTAAAAAACCTGAAGGAACCCCGGACGAAGAATTGCGGGAGCACAAGCGGAAGATGACAGCAATTTATAAGCAGGAGGAAGCCCGCAAAAGCAAGGCCCTCCGCTTCAAGATTGCCCTCACCACCGCTGAAAAATTCTCACAGTATGAGAAGATTTACTTCCCGTGGAACATTGATTACCGAGGCCGCTGCTATCCAATCCCAACAGCAATCAACCCGCAGGGCGATGACATCCAAAAAGCCCTTCTCCTCTTTGCTGAGCCAACACCGCTTGCCGGTGATGATGACACCAAATGGTTAGCGATTCACGGTGCTAATCTAGCCGGCCGGGACAAGCTCACATTCGATGAGCGCATCCAGTGGATTGATGACAACAAGGATAATATTCTTGCGTCTGCCTCCGACCCGCTCGGCTATATATGGTGGGCTGAGATCGCAAAGAACGATTATCCGATGGAGTTCTTAGCGTTCTGTATGGAGTGGAAGAAGCTCCTCGCCTACCGAGAGCAGCACGGCACCGCCGCAGGCTTTTTGTCATCCCTCCCGGTCGCTTTCGATGGCACCTGCTCCGGCCTTCAGCACTTCTCCGGGCTGCTGCGGGATGAGATTGGAGGAGCAGCAGTCAACCTCCGACCTTCCGATCAGGTGCAGGATATTTATAGCCTTGTCAGCGACAAGGTCAACCTTGTACTACTGCAGGATGCAGAGACCGGCACCGAGGACACCCTAAAATATGACAAAACGGGAAATGTTGTCACAGACAACGAGGGAAACCCCCGCAAAGTCTACGGAACAAAGACCCTAGCACAAAACTGGGTTGTCTTTAACCGCCTAAAGTATACACAAGACGGCATCACGCGCAAAGTATGCAAGCGTAGCGTCATGACCCTTGCTTATGGCAGCAAACAATATGGCTTCCGGGAGAACCTTCTTTCGGACATTATCAACCCCTTTGTCTTAGATCACCCCGACAACAGCCCATTCATTTCCCCGCTGCAAGCATCTGCCTACATGGCAAAACTGATCTGGGAAGCAGTTGGAAAGACCGTTGTAAAGGCAGTTGAGGGAATGGCGTGGATGCAAAAAATTGCAGAACTGATCTGCAAAGACAACCATGTTGTGACTTGGACCACCCCGAACGGTCTCCCTGTGCAGCAAAATTATATGGTGATGGAGCAAAAAACTATCCACCTGCGCTTCAACAAAGCAAGAGTGCGTTTCTACACACAAGAAGAGAAAGAAGGGCAGGTAGACACAAGGCGTCAGGCACAGGGCATCGCCCCCAACTTCATTCACAGCATGGATGCAGCACATTTGCAGAGAGTTGTCAACAGTGAATATGAAAAAGGAAATCGAAACTTTCTCATGATTCATGACAGCTTCGGAACAGATGCAGCACATGCCGGAAGCCTCTTCCGGACGATCAGAGAGGAGTTTGTTAATCTCTACAAAGATCAGAACCACCTTGCGAACTTCTTAGAGCAGGTCTCTTATCTCATTAATGAGACTGATAAGGTTCCGAAGCTTCCGAAGTTTGGAAAACTAGACCTTGAAGAAGTCAAGAAGTCAGACTTTTGTTTTGCGTAATAGTCATGCGTATAATTTTTCTAGTTTTATACACACAAATGGTTAAAATTATATGCATAAAATATTGACAAACATACACACATGCGATATATTAGATAGTGAGAAAAGGAGGTATTAATATGGCACGTAAAAATGTGTACATGAACGAGGCACTCGAACAGTTAGAAGAAGAATTGAAGGGCACTGAAACAACCTTCTCCTCTCGTCTAGGAGAAATCGTAGGGCGCTATCAGATTCTTCTTGAGTTAGAGGAAGTACCAAAGCTGACACCCATAGAACAAGACATCATGAATGAAGTCATCTGGGGGAGTGTAATTGATCGACGTAAGGTGAGAGGCCTTCATCTCGATGTCTTAGATGTCGAAATAGGGACTACACAGGAGCGCGAAACATTAAGTAAACACATTGCAGCGTGCACAATAGGACAGCGTCTCAAACTAATTGAGCAAGTAAATCAAATTTAACAAAAAAGATAAGCAGGGATAACTTAAATCCCTGCTTTTTAATTTTATTTTTAGGTGGTACACAAGAAGAAGGGGAAAACATACTCTTTAATATTTCTCTAAGAAACAGAAAGCATCTTCAGAACACCTTCAAGGTGTACCTTAACCATTACTACTATTATCACCCTAAAAGAAAGATTTATAAGTTATATATATATATAATACCTTGTTTGTCTTTCCAACAACTTCATATCCTTTAGTCAACTAAAGTCTCTCTTCCTGAGAGGCTTTTGTTTTTTTTTGTTGTCTTTTTCTATCACGAAAGGAGGCGGCGTTTCTATGCCTGCCAAGAAGAAAACCACATCCACACCAACACCCGACATGCCGAATCTCTCTGTCAAGCTCAAAGACCTCCCCGATGACCCCAACATGGCGAAAATCGTGCAGGTCGTCCGGCTGCATCCTGCTGCTAGATTGCCTATGAAGCAGACGGTAGGTTCTGCATGCTTTGACCTTGCTATTTTGGAGGATACCTACATCCCTCCAATCAAGGCTGTGGATTTCCCGAGCATCATTCGCACCGGGCTTGCCTTTGCCATTCCCGAAGGCTACCACATGAAGGTGTTCCTGCGCTCCTCCGTCGGGGCAAAGACGAACCTCCGACTTGCCAACCATGTTGGCATCATTGACAGCGACTATCGCGGCGAGGTGCAGCTTATTATTGAGAACCTCGGTCGATCAAGCCTTCAGCTTCCGGCGGGCACCCGCATTGCTCAATGCCTCATCGAGAAAAATGTCCCCGTCGTATTTGAGGAGATTGACGAGCTCGAAATGACTGAACGCGGTACCGGCGGTATTGGCTCCACAGGGGAGGCATAATCATGGCAGCCTTAGACAAACATTATCAGGGTGAAGTACAGCCTATTCAGCTTATGCAGGCCCAGATGAGTACAGAGGCTTTTCAGGGCTTCCTGCGCGGTAACATCATCAAGTATGTCTCCCGCCTCGGTAAGAAAGATGCCCCTACTAAGGAGACGGCAAAGATACTGCAGTATGCCGTGTGGCTCCATCAGAGTGTAAAAGGAGAGGAGCTGACGTTATGAGAGTGATTGAGAAGTATGCGTGTGAGTGCTGCGGGAGAGAGTTTGTTCTTCCGTCTGATGCTGAGTTATGCGAGAAGCGCCACCTGCACCCACAACGAACCGACTTCATCTATCCAGAAGGTCATTTTAATGAGACTACCTATCCGAGCGAAGTTC